ACCCGGTTAAATCATCAAGCTGGCTCATACCTTGCTCACCGTTACCCGTTTAAGCCCTTTCATGCGGCGCAACACCACAGACGCTTCCGCCATCAGCCCGGCGCGGGTCTCCTGGCTTTCCTGTCCCGGATGGGACTCGCGCCGCCCTATCGTGGCCATTTCCCCCAGAAGGTCAGCCTTTGCGCGTGCAAACACCGCCTTCGTGTACTGGGCGCACAGTCCGTTCACGCCCTCCATCTTCACCCCCGGCACGTCTGCGGCGCTTTTGTACCCCTTCGCCTTGTGCTGGTTCTCCACTTCCGCCAGCTCCGCATTGACTTCAACAACGGTAGTGATGAGTGCCTGCGCGACGGTTCCTGCGTCCACGTCAGGCGGTAACGAACGCTGAGCCTGAAAATCCTTTAAGTTCAGGTCTGGCCAGAATCCGTTATTCGTTAACGCGGCATCCTGATAATCAATTTGCTTACCGCTAAACATGGTTCCCCCGAAAAAGGCGGGTTAGCGACATCCACGGCGCAGGACACATCAGTGTTTTGCCCTCCGTCGCGCCCGCCCGGCTGTCGGTAGTCGTTACTGTTCTTTCATCAGGCTGCGCAGACGGGCAGCAATCTGCGCCCGCATCGTTCCCACGCCCACCCGCTTATAAAGTTTCTCTGCTGTGGCAAGCAGTACGGCGGCTTTTTCCAGCGTTTCCACGTCATCCACTGCTGTGGCCCGTGGCTGGCCGTTGTCATCACGCAGTAACAGCAGCCCGGCGAACTTGAACCATTTGGCGGTGATTTCTTCA